ACACGCTGCCTCTTCTGCTCTTGAACGATAGGCTTCATGAATACATCCATAGCTTTGTTACCAGCTTCGATGTCATCATTGTATGTCCTACCCTCGAATGCCTTCTTACCTACGTCATAGACACTAAGACTTGGCATGTCCCAGTGATCTCCTAGATGGACTATAACATCAGGCTTAGTCTTGACAGCGTACTTACCAGCCCATTCTAAATGCTCGAATGAGTTGTTGGGTTTGCATTGTGTGTCAGGGATTACTAAGTGTCTCATGTTGACCTCTCTAACAATTGTAAATAATAAACCGCATCAACTACAATCAACGGCTTAGACTTGTTTTGTTTAACAACAAGCACAGGTTCTCTGTCTTCGGGACAGTTGTCACTAGCTTGAGAATAGAAAGCGTAGACAGCCATAGACTCTCTTGACTTACACTCAACAGATATCTTTAGCTTATCACCTGCTAGTTGGGAGAACAGGATATCCTCACCACCTGCGCCCATGCTTGTTGATCTTACATCGTCTTTGGAAAAGGGAAAGAGTTCGAGGATCTGATCTCGGAACCATTGCTGTAGCTTTCTTCCTTTTGCTTTTGCACTTTGGGTTTTGATGGCTTTCTCCTTAAATCTAAAAACTTATCTAGTCTTACTTTCTTAATACTTTTAATCCACTGTTTCGGTATGTGTATCCTAGAGTTAGACTGATCGTGAGAGATTGCAGCAGCAAGACAGACAGCATTATCAGTCTCATCTACTAAGAAACCTACGCTTAGTACAGGATGTACATCAGCTTTGGAATCGCTTTCCCAACCTGCGTCAGCAACAGCATCAACCCATTGGACATAACCTATTGTGAATTGCTTGGCGGTTTCCACAACTGCTTCTCTTGTCTTCTTATCCATAGCAACCTCGCACGTTCAGTTAGTTTATCAATGTCATTATCGTAAGCAGACAGTACCTCATCGAACAGTTGTTGTTCACCTTCACAGTCTTGTAGTATCTTAGTGGCTTTTTTAATACCTATACCTTTAAGTCCTGGAATGTTATCAACACGATCACCAGTTAGTATCTGCGTATAAAAATTTCTTATAGCATCTTCTTCCTTTACGTAATATAAATCTTGCTTAACAAAGTTGTAGTGCCAGCCTCGTAACATGTCCAAGTCTTTATCAATAGACATGACACACGCACGATCTTCAGGTAGATCATAGACAGCAATACCTATAGCATCGTCAGCTTCTTGACCTTCTACTAACTCGAAGCCCCACTTGCTAGTTAGATACTTACGTAGTGTATCATAATGCACAGGCTTTCTAGCCTTAGCTCTGTTACCTTTGTAAGTAAGTTCGGTAGCTATCTCTTGCCTGTAATTAGACTTGCCTGTAATGAAACCAGAGTAAGACTCAACCCCCTCTATGCTTAGGAGGTTATCAATAAAGTGTCCCATTCTAGAGATGGCATACTTCTCTTCCTCTGGATCATCAACAGAAAAGCCCACACGATAAACGAGGATGTCCCCATCAATGAGGGCGTGAACATCCTGCATTGACGGGGTACTCATTACAACGCTTCTTCTAAGCTATCATCAAGAGCAGTCTCATCAGCATCATATACAATCAAGTCAGTGATGACTAGCTTGTTGATACCTGCGGATACACCTGCCTTACCTTTGAACTGATAAGCGTATGGTTTAATCCATGCTACTCCCTTTGATCCGTTACCTACCTTACCTGATACACCTGAACCATCTGGCATCTCAGTCTTGATAGGAAACTTCTTAGATTTAGCTACAATATAGAAGCCTTTATCTTCCTTACGCTTCACTTGAATACCTTGATCCTCTAGTGCAGCAACTGCACCATCAGATAGGTTACACAAATCAACCTGATACTTCTCAGACATCTGGTTAGGTGTGTCAAGGAAAGCCCACATGATATCAGCTTTTACCTTTATTGCTTTTAAGTCTTGCATTTTACTTCTCCTTAGTGTGTTGTTGCCCAATTAGTACCTATCTTATACTCACCATCGAGTGGACAACGTAGCCCTAGTGTGAGTCCTGCTTGCTGAATTGCCTGAACGCCAGCTTGACCTACAGATTCAGCAAGTTTTTCATTCGTCTCTATCTGCCATTCATCATGAACATTAGCGACAAACGAAGCATCTATTATACCACGATTTAGTTTAGAATGCAACAATACTAATGCTTGTTTCATTACTACTGCACCTGCTCCTTGTAGTAATACATTCAAGGCAGCGTGTGCTGATCGAACCATAAGCCTACGACCATCAAGACTAGGTAGCCAACCACGTTTAGCTAGTCTATCTACCTTTTGTCTCAGTGTCTTGAGTGCTGGTGTGTTGGCAAGGAAGCTATCGATTAACTTCTTACCTTCACGTTCACCACCGCCTACGATAGCACCTATCTTAGCTGGACCTGCACCGTAGAGAAAAGCATAGATAAAAGTCTTAGCTTGATCCCTGTTAGTAAGACCTGCTGCCTCCATGTTCTTTGTATGGATGTCACCACTCAGTATCTCGTTGGTGTACTCCTCGTCACGCATGTAGTGTGCAAGCATACGCAACTCAAGACCACTAGCATCTATCCCTACAAGTACATTACCGTCCTCTACCGTCCAACACTCACGACACTCCTTACCAAACGGATTACCAACACGAGGTACTTGTGCTAGGTTAGGTTTGCTATGCGTCATTCGTCCCGTGACTGCACCGTTGGTGATGACCTTACAGTGAACCCTGTCGGAGTTATCAGCATGGTCAATCCATGATTCAACTTGAGCCACCCGTTTCTGAACGAGTAAGTATTCTGCAATGAGTTTAGCTTCAGGTAAGTCAATAGCTTGTAAGACTTTCTCATCAACGATCACCGATCCTTTCTCTGTGTGCTTAGTTGGTTGCCAACCCAGAGCCATGAGACGATGTGCTATCTGCTTGCGTGATCCTGGATTGAACACTTCTACTTTGTCCTTGAGTCTGTTGCCTGTCTTCTCGCTATACCTGCGTGTTACAATAGGTCTGAAAACTTCTTGTAGTTCTTCCTCAATTTCGTGTAGTCTTTTCCTCCAACCTGCCAAAAGGAATAACGCTTTCTTAACATCGAGCTTGAATCCTTTCTCTTCCTGTTGCTTAACAATAAGAGCGACTTGATGTTCGAGATCCAATGAGTCACCCCATACCAATAGATCATTGCTAAGACGCTTATGTAGTGTCTCGGTAACAGCCACGTCCTGTTTACAATAGCTGACCATCTCTTCTGTAAGCCCACCATCAAAGTCTTTGAAGTCATCCTTGTAGTTTCCTAGTCTTTGACCCCAAGCCTTGAGTGAATGTCCTCCCTCGATGATTGGGTTCAGTAGTCTTGACATGACTAGCGTGTCTGCCATTGTGTGATGAGTCGTATCGATACCCCATACTTTTTGTAGCACAGGCTGATCGAACCCTATGATATTGTGTCCTATCAGTGTGCTTCTTTCTGTTAGGTATTCTGCTAATTGATCTTTCTCTTCCCATACTATTACCTCCTTAGTTGATAAGTCTTTAGTAACAGCGCACCAGATATGAGTAGCTGTGCTGTTAGTCTCAATGTCAATGATGATTGATCTCATGAAATAAACTCTGCCTTTCCTGCTCTAACTGCATAAAGAGTTTTCATTTCCATTTCTTTCTCTTTGTTTTTCCATTTGTTTTTGCCTGATCTTTTATCTTTGAGCATTTTCTCATAGTATTCTAAAACTTTAAACTCATTCATGGCTTGAGCTAAAGTTTTAGGAGTATACCAAGACCAGTCTAATTGACCTAGTGGGCGCATCTTAGTTTTATTAACTGCAATAATAAACTCATTATCAATAATTAAACCTTGATGTCGAGGTTCTAAATCATGAGGAAACTCAAGAAACTTCTCAATGGTCTTCCACCTTTTATACATCCAAAAGTTCGGTATGTAGGGTGTCATAGTACATCCTCCTCTTCGTCTTTGCGTTCAATCATTCTACCAGAATCCAAGTCATAAAGCAAGCGACACGCTGGTCCAGTGAGTCCAGAGAATCTGTTCTTGAGTACACGTACATGAGTGGTGTGTCTCTCAAGAGGATCATCATCCTGACCATTACGTTCCAGTCCAATCACTAGGTCTGATAGCTGTGCGATAGAACCAGAGCCACGTAATTGTGACAAAGATGTGGCAGCCCCTTCCTCATGTCCCTTGCCATCAGGTCTCTTGAGATGTGACACAACGAACAACGAGATACCACACTCAGCCACAAGCATACGTAGCTTAGTCATGATCTCATCGATAGACTTACGCTCATCACCTGACCCCTGTGCTGACACGACTATGGACACATGATCCAAAAACACGAAGCGACACCCCAATCCTTTAGCGAGATATCGAACTCGACTCAGTATGTTATCGATACTCGTTGATCCGAAGTGATCGAACAAGAACATACGACCTGTGCCTAGCGTAGCATCGAACGACTGACGCAACTCATCAGTGCTGTACTCTACATCAGGTAGGTGCAATGGCTTGTTAGCATGGAGTGACATGATAGAACGTGCTGTCTTGTTGGTTGATTCCTCCAAGAACATCAGCCCTATGTTATCGTCTGTGTTCTTCAGCACATGCCACACTAACTCACGCACGAACTGTGACTTACCTAGCCCTGACCCTGCTGTGATAGTCACAAGCTCCTCACGTATACCATACGACAGTTTGTTGAGTCCTCTGAATGGGTAGTCAACAATGCTCTTCTCGACAGGCTTAGACACCTCATCCCACAGGGTAGAGCCATCGATGATACCATCCGGTACATAGCGTTCGGACTGCCACCACTTCTCAAAGAATAACTTCTCATCTCCTCGACTCAAGTAATCGCAAGCATCCTTGAACTCAGACGTAGACTTGAACACCTTGATCTTAGATCCAAAGACATCTGCTATCTGCTTAGACGCTTCGTGTCCTTGATCGTCATTGTCCATGAACACAACGATGGAATCAAAACTATCAAGCCACTCATAGTTCTTACGGATGTCAGCACCTGCTGATCCTGCTCCGTTCCTGATTGATACGACAGGGTACTTAGAGCCAAGCATCTGGTAGCAAGCAAGAGCATCCCACTCTCCCTCTACGATTGTCACATACTTACCGCCCTTGTTAAACAAATGCTGACCAAACAAACCACCCTCTCGCCAGTCACCTACGGTAGAGAATCTCTTGTCTGATATGCCACGCTTCTTATATGCTACTACCTCGTTGCCGTTGTGATACGGGAACCAGTAGCTGTTACTGTCTTGAACAACGCCATACTTCTCGCACGTTGCTTTGGTTATGCCTCGATCAACGATAGTCTTAGAGACTGCATCGTACTCTGGTTCTGCCATCTTAGTAGAATGGAGTGTCATCTTGTTCCTTTGTGTTTGATTATTGTCACCTGTCCAGTGCCTCGTCTTACACGAGAAGCAATAGGTAGAGTTCTCGTAGTAAGTCAAAGCATCTGAAGAGCCACAGTCATTACATGGTTGATGTGTTTTTATTTGAGTCATAATAAATAATAATAAGTAATAATTAATTAATAACTAAGTTAAATATTTTAGCATGGATTTATTGATCCGGTACAATTTTATATCCACGCAAGTTGAAGGCACGTTGTAACACCTCGATCTGCCTATCGATAGGGTAGTCGTTGCCATTGATTGAGTTGTACAAATCAGACAGCAACCCCTCCTGATAAGACTCCTCTTGCCACGCCTCCTCTTGTGCCACTGTCATCTCGTACTCGTGTCCATCCTGATCGTAGTATTCATCATCCATTTGTTTCTCCTTTAGTTAGTGATCGTCAACGGTGATACCACCGTATAATAAGTCGCTGATATTGTCAAGGTCTAAGTCCTCTGGGTAGTCCTCATACTCGTGCATCAATGAAGAGTTACCATACGCAAGAACACCCGTGTCTTTAGCACAGCCAACACACAGGTCTAAGAACTCCTTAGAGTCTACCGCTTTAGTGCTTGACTCGTACTCAGACAGCACTGCATTACAAGATTTACATCGCATAAAATTCCTCCGTATCTATATAACCCTTGATGTACTGCTTGATTAACTCCACCTCAGATAGAGTATGGATCACTCCGTCCTCTACCATGCGTGGGTTAAGCTCACGATTAAAGAATGAATCCTCTTGTCCACATTGGAATGGTGTCATGTCCTTCATGCTATCCCCCTTGGTGGTGCGTCCTTCTCGTCTGGTCTGCCTTGTAATTCTTCAGCGTGTTCCTGAACTACTCGGCATTCCCACTCAAAGAAATCATCAAGACACCCATCCTCTGCCATCAGCAAGGCATCTTCAAGACTCTCAGCTTGTACATCTTTGGTGTACAACAATTCAACATATAATCTATAACTATTCATACTACCTCCTTGTTAGGTCTAAATAAATACATCTCTAACGCACGGTCTACACGGTACGTCCTATACATAGTACAGAGTTGACTCTCAGTTGTAAAGTAAAAACCACCTCTCTTTTTCTTGTGCTTGTCCATCAATTTCTTCCTTCGGTTATGCCTTTGTCGTTCAGATAACATAATATACACCCCATATCATCCATAATAATACGCCCACATGAATACCCGCGAGCACCAATAGAAATAATAACATTAATAAATCATCCTTCACAGTCTACCCCTATATCTCATACACTTATTGTTGAACACTAACTGCTTTGTCCTCTAGAATAGATACAACCTCTGACACAGATATAACTTCCATACCTATCTCATTGCGTACTACCTCCTCTCTTGTCATGCCCTCTGTAAGGTCGTCAAGGGCTTCACACGCCCTTACTTCGTCTTCATAAAGGGTTCCCCTATCACCCACCCATACAACGTAACCACCAGCCTCCTCGGTAGCCTCATTAAAGATTGCATCTCCATAATCATAGTCCATCTTTTTTATCCTCCTCAATTAAGTGTTCAGAAATTTGTCGTATTAAACTGTCAGCTTTTGTTATCTCTGCTTGCGCTAATTCCTCTGGGTCATGGCACTCACTAAAGTATTCCTCACAACAAATGTCCCTGTAATCCTGTAAGGCTTGTAGCATATAGAACCACTGCTCAACAGTTAAAGAAACGGTACGCCTGATAGGTACTTCTTTGGTCTTTTTTATTCCTTTTAATTTAATCATAGTAGTGTAACTCCTTTAACAAAGTAATGAACAACAACCACCACGCATACAGCACGTGGTAGTATCCATATAAAATCTTTAATCATAACTCCATCTCCTTTGATATTATAGTGGTCTCATCTACGCACATGACATGCCCGTGCTTCATAACTAATTCTTCTATATCCTGCCAGTATCTCATTGCCTCGTACTCATCTTGGAACGTGATGATAGGTTCCCCGTGCTTGGTTCTAATGCTATAAGATTTCTTGGTCTCTGTGTATGTCATTGTTCTACCTCCAAGTTGGTTGTTGAATGTTGATAGTATATCCCAACTGCTCCGCTATTGCCAGCGTCTCAGGTGTAAGCGTTGTCTTGTTGGTGAGTTGGGCGAACAACTCCGCCCTCTCACATGCCGGATAATACAGCGTCCTACCGTATACGTCTTTTGATTTGATTGTGATTTCCATTTTTTATTTCTCCCTTATGCGTAGATTCTATTTTGATATACACCACCAAATAATAACTCTCCCTCTTTTTCACTCGGTGGGTTTGATAAAATTATATTT